CGATACTGCTCTTCCCATTGTTGTATCGTAGTATACTTTTTTAAAAGTAGAACCAGCTAATGGTAAATGAAACAACATCGAATCAAATTCTGATTCGTATTCTTTCATCTGATCCATAATTAAATAATTCATGTAATCTTTTACACGCTCTGACTGTTGTTCAGTTTGTGGATTTTTAATACCGATGATATCTGTTCTTACAGGTCCATCTGCAGGAAGTAATTCTTTGTAAGCTTGTGCTTGGAATTGTGTAACTGCTTCAGCTAACACTGGGTGAGTTGCACCTGATGCACCTTGGAAAGGTTCAGTTCTATTTTCGTATTTGAATCCTAAAAGATCTAAACCAGTTTTATATGTGTTCTCCCATTCTTTTCTTGAAGCTTTGTAGTCCATGTAATTCTGCACCATTTCGTTTCCGATTGGTTCAGTTACATCTTCTGGTAAGATATCTGCTAAGTTATCAAAATGATTTTCTGTTCCAGGGATATTGATTGCACCTGGTTCAAAGTCAATCGTTGCACCACCATCTTCTTCTGGTACTACTTCGATTGGTCCTTTTTGTTCTGCTTGTTCTTCCGCAACACTAACTTCTTGTGCCATCTCTTCTTCTGAAGGGATGTCAAGTTTTGTACGAGTGTTAGGGAGTCCTTTGTCTATTTCTGCCATTTGTTACTCCTATGTATTCTTACCACGTTTCATTAAATAAGACAAGCCTTGAGGATTAGGTCCTCTTGTTGGTGCTGGGCCTTGATCTACACCAGCCAATTTAGCAATACCACCGCCTGCTCCTCTAAAATGTTCTCTACCTCCACCTTTTCTTCCAGCACCTGTAGACATTCTCATATAATCTCTAAGAGATTTTGTACCACCGCTGTTTATATAATATCGATAAGCTTTCATCATGTCAGAAAAAGCTTTATCTTCTGCTGATGCAAAATCTATTTCAACAGGTTTTACTAATTTTCCATCAAAGTAACCTGCACGTCCACCTTTCTTTAAACCATATGGTTGCATTGGAATGATTCGAAAATTATCTGGTAGTGAACTTGGATCTTCGTATGCTTGAATTCCTAATCGAGCAGCTGGGTTAACTCCTCCACCTGGTAAATTTTCTCCAAGTGTTTGTATTCTTTTTTCTTCAAGTTTAGGAAATAAAAATCCACCAGCTGTTGCTTGTGGTGATTGCATCTTTTGAACAGTTGCTGCAGCGTCTGCTTCATCTACTAGCTCTAGTCCTTTTGCATATTCACCTGATCCAAAATATTCAGATATTGCATCTTCTTTTTTCATGCCTCCTGGTCTATCAACTTGTTCTAAAAATTTATTATAACCTATAGCTTCTTGCTCTATGTCTTTTAATTTTTGTTCTGCCATTTCTGATCTTGTGTCAGACATCATTTGATCATCAGGTCCCATAAACTGATCTGGTTCATTTCTAAGTCCTTGTACATATTGAGCTTGAGCCTTTGCTCTTTCGTTAATGTTTTTTCCTCTATTTATTAAATTAGTTGTTCTTATTGTTTCCATTAATCGAAACATTTGATTATCATCATAACCTAGACTTCTATATCTTTTAAATAATTCTTCTTGAGGATCTATTTTAGTTTTCTCTCCTAACATGTAGTTAAATATACTATCACCAACTGCCTCTCTCATAGTTTTTCCTTTAGACAACATATCATATCCAACAAAACCTGCTTCGGTTCCAACAAGAAAAGCCATTGCAGCTGGACCAAACATACCTCGTAAAGTAATTGAATCTTTAATAGAACCACCTATTTTTAATATTTGTTCTGCTAAAATTGCTTTATTACTTCCTTTGTTAAAACCTTTTTTTATACCTTCCTCTAATCCTTTTTTAGCTATGTTTATACAGTCTTGACTTCCAAACTTAAAACCAATACGTCCACCATCTGCTGCACCTAAACTACACCTATCTGTAAATTCTGCTGCAAGTCTAAGATAAAGATTGTTTACTTTATTTATTTGTTTTGTATCAACTTTAGGTATGTTTAATTGTGCTCTTCCTGAAGGAAAAATTTCTCTTATAATTTTTTTACCCTCTTTTGTTTTTTTAAATTTAGCTAAATTTTTTCTTGCTATATTTTGCTCTCTTAAATTTTGTACTAATTCTTCTGCTAAACCAGCTTGAGTTTTTTTAGAAATTGGTGTTGTTCCAAAATCTAATTTTTTAGTGGAACCTTTACCTATATTAACACCAATTCTTTTTGCAAAATTTTCAATAGTTTTAATTAATTTTTTATCTCTGTTAGGATTTAATAAAGCTTTATCATATGCCATACTCAAACTTTCTTTAAAACCTCTGTTATATGTTCTACTAATAGGTGTTACATACAAAAGTTTTTCTGGAGACACACCTGATCCTTTTAAAAAAGCTTTTGAAAGAGGGTGGTCTAAATCTAATTTTAAATCTTCTGGTAAAAGGTTTACTAACTTATTATATTCACTAAGTCCTTTTATGGCAGCTGTATATTTTGCAGGATTATTAGCGTAAGCGTTTTTAATTAATATGCCCATGTTTTCTGTTTGAACTTTTTTCAAACCTTTTATGTTTGCAAAATTTTTTAAAAAAGAATCTGTTGTTTCAAAATTATCTGGTAACCAAGATTTAAGTGTTCTATTACCTCTAGAGTCTATATCAAACTCTGGTCCTTTTCCTATTGCAACATTCTGTGCGTACACATTTTTTAAAAGTTTACTTGCTTGTTTAGTAATTTCTTTTTCTGTTTTTTTAAATTTTTTAGCCATAGATTTTATCGTGGCATTTTTATTATTTAAAATTTCATCGAATAATTCTTTTTGAATTTTAACTTTAACTAGTTGTGCTTTTGATTGTTGTGAAGCTTTTCCTTCATCTTTTAATCTTTCAGATTCGTTAAAAACTTCAATCATGTATTGACGATTGATACCTAATTTTTTAGCTAAATCATTTTGTTCTTTTAAAGTTCCATTTAAAATTATTCTGTTTAGCATTGTTTTTTGATTTGAATTTAGAACACCACCAGAATCAACAGAACCTGCACCCATTCTAGATTTTGGAGTTTTAGTTTTTAATTTTTTATATTCTTTATTTATAAATAATTTACCTATTTCATTGAACATGGCTTTTTGTTTTGCAACATTACCAGCTTGTTGTGCAGCTGATCCAGACATTTTATTTTTAGCATATCCAGGTCTACGGCCATCCTCACTTGGCTTAACTAACATACCGCCATCAGCATAGTTTGGATAATCTTTATTAAATCTATTGAACATTTCTATCTCTCGTACAGAATCTTTTGGATCGGGTGAAGGCATGCTTGATGCGATTGTTACTTGACCGTCTTCAATTAATTTCTTAATACCTGAAACATCACCACCTGTTTCATTTTCTATTTCATAAAGTTTTTGGAAGATGTCCATTACTCACCTAACATTCCAGCGATGCCACCTGATCTATATCCATCATAGTCATCTGGAAAATCTGGTTCAGGGCCATCACCATATTTACCTGCTATGTATTCAGCTTGCTCCATCATATCTTCGTTAATAGCTTTAACTCGGTCTTTTCTTTTTTTAGATTCTACAAATTCTTTTAATGTAGGTTTTTGACCTGTAGCATATTCTTTCAATTTACTTACATCAGACTCTAACATTTTAATACTAGATCCACCACCTAAACCATCAAATTCTATATCAGTATCTTCAGGTCCACCTACATATCTTGGTTCTAACTCTGATGCTTCAAACTCATCACGTGGTTTTTTTCCTCCAGTAGTTTCATCAGCCATACCTGGTTTAAATCTTAATGATACAATATCTTGTCCCATATTATCAGGTGAATCATAATCTACTCTAATAGTGCCTTCATCTAAATCTTGATAAACTATTACTTCATTGTTATCATCAATTTTTTTTCTGTGAACAATTTCTCTGTCTTTAGTTGCAAATTTTTTACTGACTTCATCCCCTTCTAAAATTACTTTGTTAACTAGACTATCAAACCATTCTGGTTTTCCAGGGACTTCTCCAGTTTTAATCATCGGAACTTTTGCAACTTTACCAACACCTTTTGCTGGTTTAAAAAATTTACCAATGATAGGTAATGATATTGCACCAGTTAAAAGTTTTAGAAACGTTCTTCTGTTCATTCCATCTTTTAAACCAATACGTGCGATACCACCTTTTTGAAATTCTTCTGGATCTGGTATAAAATCATCTATGCCTCTTGGATCATCTGGGTCAACACCACCTGCGTCGTCAACAAAATCTTCAAGAGATTCTCTTTGCTTCATTCCTTTAAATCTTTGTTTTGATAAACCTGTGTATGCTTGATCGTATAAATCTAATCTTTGTTTAGTAGGAAGATCATCGTAAACTAATCCCATTCGCTCTGCTAAATTTTCTGCAACAAGATCTGCATCAACTTTTATATCATTAGCAAATCCTGGTGATGCATCTTCGATTGCTTCTTCCAACATTTTTCTTTGTTTCATTGCAGCAATATTTTTTTTGTTTTCTGCTTGAATCATATTTTTTAATGACTCTTCTGCTGATTGTACTGGCTCTGCAATATCATCTTTACCACCTCTGCTTCCTGGTGGTGGAATGTCATCAACTGCTTCACCACCCATGATCTTAGATCCTGGTGGTATCTTTTTACCTCTCATGTCTACAACGTTATCTTTCTTACCCATCAATTGTTCCATGATACCTTTAAACCTTGGATCATCTTGAGAGACAACACTACGTCTCATACTGTTAATATTTATTTGATTAATTAAATTATCAACTTGACCAACCGTTGTTAGTTGATCAATATCAATACCGCTTCTAAGTAATCTATCTGCTGTAATACTAGTATTTAAATCTACGAATTCTTTTTTAGGTAAGGTGATCATCACACCACCTTGTTTGCTTTGTTCCTTGAGACGAGTTTGTATTACCCATCTTCTAATAACATCTATACCTCTAAGTGTTGACATTAATAATAAATCCTTTTACGTTGCTCTTGTGGTTCGTCCACATAGTCTTCAGGGTGGTCAATTAATCCACCTTGTCTGAATCGCATAAGGGCTTGAGTGGTACTGTCCACCAAGTCATCATGATCGCCATATGGGAAAGCTGCACATTCTTCCATGACGTCGTCCGCGAACTTTTGTTCAGGACACCATATCATACCAGATTCAAACAGCGGTGCAACAGAATTTACACGTGCATGCTTATCGTTTCCTTTACTAGGTGTGAAGTTTACTACTGGGATATCCATCTGTCTAAGCTCGTATGTGAGTGGTAGACCAGATGCTTTTGCCTCAATAATAACAGATTCAGGTTGCCAATATTTATATTGCTCTAACGCTAAACGCCGTAGCTCTGGAAACTCATACCGTCCTTTGATTGCATCGAGTAACATTAAATTAGCAGGTTGATCCTCTGATGGATAGAAAACTCCCCATGTAGTAATAGCTGAGTAATCTGCTGTTTCTTTTTTCAAGAATGCTGTATCGTAACTTTGTATCACATGATGTAGTTGTGGTATCCAATCGTGTTTCCAAATATTCCACCACTCACGTTTTAGTATTGCTCCTTCTTCTGCCGTTGGATTTTGCATCCACTGTGCATTCCATTTGCCCGTGGGCAGTGTTGCTTGTACCTTTTCTAGTTCATCAAGTTTCCAATACTCAGGCCAAACAGGTCTAGCCTCCTTTGATCCGTGGTCCAAGATTGCTGGAAATTCGACCACGTGCCATTGATCAGCTTTCGCTTCTTTTTGGTTCGCGAGTAACTTACCTGTCAAATCTTTGTTACTCCATCTCGTCATAACTAAAACTATTTTACCGCCTGGTTGCAAACGCTGACGTGGACCTGATGTATACCACTCATACGCCGACTCCATTGCTGTAGGTGAGAGTGCATCTTGTTCCGAGTGTGGATCGTCAATGATTAGTAGATCCGCACCACGACCTGTTATAGCACCACCGACACCAG